GATCTAAGCAGAAGTTCTTAATCCTGGAATAGTTGCTAAATTAATCGCTAGTTTTTCTCGCAAAGTTGCTATTGAAGCCATTAGGCGAAAGTTCTCATTCTTCTAAATGGCATAACCAGCTGAGCCACATCTGGGTCTAATGATGAGGAAACTCTCATGACTCCCAAATCGCCGAAACCTGCAACACCTAAAGGTGAATCTAATCTTTTGAAAATACGACTTGCTTGAATAATTGTGGCTTGTTTGATTGTAATTGGAACAGAACTCCAACCCCAAACTCCTCTAACTTTTATTAGAGCTTCGCCATTTAAGATTGGCCAAAGATAATCGCCAATTGCTCGAATGTCGGTAAAAACCCAAGACTGTCCGTCTAAAACTTGGTTCAATGGTTCAAGTTGATAATCGTCTCCAGCCCAAGTCGTATCAAAATTTCCGTCAGCGTTTCCTGCTGTTTGGATTACAAGTGAAGCTGTTCCTGCTAAATCGTCAATTGGGCAAATGAAATCGTCTTGAGCCACGAAATATCTCGTTGCCGTTCCAATTGAATAAAATGCTCTATTGGCGTAGCCGTCTATTAGACGAGAGGCTGATTCAACTGCCATTTCTAATAAAGCGTCATCTACGCTATCTGTTATACGCAATGCTGCTTTGATTTCAGTCAAGCTCGCATAGCCGTTTGTGATTGCCAAAATTGCTCCTAAATCTTTTCTTCAGTCTATCGTCTCAAAATAAACTTGTCGTCAATTATTTCTAATTGTAATTGGTTTTCTAAAGCAAATCTATTGGCTGCGATAATGACCCCACCCCAAACAGGATTGTAGTCGTCACCTATCAAGATTTTGTTCGTTAATTGCCAGTAATCTTGCAAATCAGCATAAACTTCTCTTTCTCTATGACCTGCATCAATGTAAACCACATCTGCGGTGACTTGTTCTTTTAAGAATAATTCTGCGGCGGAAGAACTTGTCATAGGTAAAACACCTATTTGTTCGTTAAGATTTTGGCTCGTTATGTTTATGCAAAATTGTTTGTAAATCTTGTCGAAATCTCCAATCAAATCTTGAGCTTGATAATCTTGCCAAAGGCTTGCATTTGAACCTAAAAAAGTATCAACGCAAATGATTTCCGCTTGCGTTTTTGAAGCCATAAACAACGCTGAAGCTCCGAGCCAAGAACCAACTTCGATTATTGATTCAGGTTCGCATTCATTCAAAACTTTTGTCAAAGCTATGCTCTCTGAACCCCAACCCTGAATATGAGATTCACCTTTTGCGTTTGGGGTATTCAATCCGTATTTGTTTTTGAAGTTTTTAATATTCAAGGGCCTCATTTCTGTTGTTCAAATCTGCGTCTGCCCATCCTGACATTGAATTGACAAAATCTTTTCGGTAATCGTAAAGAGCTTCGTTGGCATAACCGAACTTTGCACCAATTCTTGCTGATTTGCGCCACATTGCCCAATCAGCGTAAGCGACTTCTGGGTAAGGACATTTATCTAACCAAGATTTTTTGATAGGTGAAGCGCAACAAAAATAACAATAAGGTTCTGTATAAATTGTTTCGTTTATCAAATTTGGTGGTATATAGATTTCTTGCGAGCCTTGTACTTGATAGCCGACTTGCCAAATATCGCAATCTTGTTTTTCTAAATTGTTTAATGCGTTAGGTTTTAATCTGTCGTCTATATCACAAACCCAAACCCAACTTGTTTTAGCAGCTTTGGCGCATTCGTTCCAAAAAAATGGTGAACGCCATTTGATTCCATCCGTATTGCGTATTATTTGTTTGCAATTAGCGTTCCTGTATTGGTCTGTTCCCATTAAAACTTGTTTGGGTTTTAGTTCTAAGTTTTCGATTGCTTCAAACCAACCATCTATGAAATGGTTATATCTGTCGCCATATACGGCTGTAATGATTGTTACGTCTACCATCTGACAGGCATCCCTAAAGTTGAACCATGACCAACGTGGTAAATCCAAGTGACTTCTGGGTAATGGACAATTTTTGCATCTATAGCGCATAACTTTTTTATCATTGCAAAATCTTGTCCCTCTCGATTGCCCTCTTTGTCAACTATGTAACTATTTATGTCGAAATCTTTTTGAAAACCGCCAACAGATAAAATGGTTTCTCTTTTAGCAATCCAAGTTATAGGAACTTGCCTTGGTTGATTGTTGTCCCAAGGTTGGTTCCTGTATTTTTCTAAATGACCACCATCAGGCAAGTTCGAATATTTGAACCAAGGAAAAACTAAATCCGCGTTGGTTTCCTCTATGCAATTGTAAATAGCTTCAATGTGTCTTGGTAAAAGTTCATCGTCATCATCAAGGATTGCAATATATTTTGTTTTTGCTTTCTTAATCATGCGGTCAAGAATTATAGTATGTCCTTCTCTTTTTTCATCAACCATTATTAAATGCTTTTCGGGTTGCAAAGTCTGATTCGCAACACTCGCAATGCATCTTTGCAAAAGCTCAGAGCGTATTGGGATTGTTGCGGTGCAAATCGTTACATCAGCTTTCATTGTCCCAAGCATTTCTTCTTCTTCTTCTGATTTGCCATCTGCCGTCTGTCAAATCTTTTGTTTGCATTTTCATAGTGTAATAATGCGCGTTGTTTTCAAAAGTCCTATCGTTGGCTGATTGAAAACCATTTTTCAAGGTCGAAGAATTATCATGCGCAACAGGAATGAAAGACCTTTCAATCGTTACACCTTTCACTTTGCATCTGCGTTCATAATCATTATCTTCAAAATATGCTGGGTGCAGAGCTTCATCAAATAAACCCACTTCGTCAACGACTTTCCAACCCAAACTAAAAGCGCACCATTCTGGTGAACCATTCGATAAAAGCAATTTGTTTGCATCTGAAAGGTCGCTGAACATTGACAAAGAATCCCCACCCCACTCGACATCGAAATTTGTTATCAACCAATATTCAGAAAAAGGTAAAGATTTTATTCCGAGATTCCAAGAAGATGCGACACCAAGGTTTGATGGTATTTTCATGTGCCAAACTTTTGAGACCCATTGATTCCAAGCAGGTTCCCAAGAGTTACCTTTTGCACCATTATCGATTATCAATAAATCTTTGACTGGGTAATTTATGGACTTTATCATTCGGTCCAACAAATCGTATCGAGTCAAGACTGGGACAATCATTGCGGGAATCATCAGATACCCCTCAGAGGCTCACAGAACAAAAATGCGGGACTTTCACCCAATATTAGTATCTTCCTATTCATAAAGGTTTTTGTCCTGCCAAATTGCCTTTAATGTGGGTTTCCAAAGGTTTTCATAAACCGCATCTGCCTTGTATTGTTCCGCAAATTCCATAGCTTTAAGTGACCTTTGCTGACCTGCGTTATACGCGCTTTCAAGAGCTTCAACAATTGCATCAACATTAGGAACATGAAACCAAGATTTTTGAGGAGCATCCCAAAGAGGTTGTCCTGGAATCTTGAAGCCGTCTCCGCAAAGTTCTGCGGAAGCTGCAAAATCCGAAACGATAACTCTTGTCCCACATGCTTGAGCTTCAATTGTTGGTATTCCAAATCCCTCTCCATAAGAAGTCGCAAGCAAAACATCCATTGCTGTATAAATGCCAGCTAAAGTTTTTTGACTGACGCCAGCTCTTAAAATATAAGGGTCGACAAAAACAACTTGTTCTTTTGGAATACCAACTGAAGCTATAAGCTCAGTCAAACGAATCCCACCTAAAGAACCTGAAGCGTCTGTATGTAAATAAAGCAAAGCGTCTTTGTGTTTCCTAGCAAACATTGAAAAGGCTAATAGGTTTTCGCCGAACGCTTTTCTATTTGGATAAACACCTTTGTTAGCAGCGTTCATTCCGACAACGAATCTATCTTCACCAATATTCATAAATTCTCGGCAAGCGATTTCACCAACATTGTCAATAATAGTTTCTGTCGGTTCGAAAACATTTTCTATACCATGAGGTACATAAGAGGCTTCAATGCCAACATTTTCAAGCATTGCTTTACCAAACTTGCTCATAGCAATTGGGTGAACATTTTTGTTTCGACACCAAACTGAAACTTCTGGCGGACAAGGCAAATGGTCTATTGGAACCCAAGAAGCAATTGGCCAATCTTTCCACTTCTCGCCTTTGAATACCCAAACATCAAACAAAGTCATAAGCAAATGTTGAGCATCTGGGTCAATTTGAGTCCAGTCGTACATGTGCGCTGGAATAACATCATTGGACCATTGTTCATGACCGCGAGCATAAACAGGTATCACACCTGCAGAAGAATTCCATTCAGAGTTGCTTGCTTCTAAACCATAATTGGCTGCAATTGCAACTTCATAATTATCTTTTTTTAATCTTGTTGTTAGTTGAGCGGTTTGTTGCCCATAACCAGTTGAAGCCCAAGGAGCATTACTAGTAAATAAAATTCTTTTATTTTTTGTTTCACCAACGACTCGCAAGTGCATTTTTTTTGCGAGCTTCTTTTTTTCTTCGTTCACGCAAGACTCCTAAAATACGCAGGTGAGTCCACCTTACAAGAAGATGGACTCGAAAAGCGTTTGGGACACAGCCTGCGCTCTGTATCCCAAACTAGTAATCAAATCTTCAAACTATTAAGAGTTTGAGGACTTGAAGAACTTAATATGTGGTGTCTGTATCAAGTTGCCGTCTACGCGGAATGTTGCGCGGAAGGTGACAAGGTCGCTGCTGAATGCAAAATCATCAGAGCGGTCTAGTTTCAATCCGCCAACTTGGCGTACATAGTAACTTGGCAAGTGACCGAAAATCACTGGCTTAACAGCAGAAGCTGCGGTTGCCATTGCTGGATTTTCGTAGATTGGATAACCAAGAAGCAAATCTCTTGCTTCAGCGGTCAAAGATGGTGAGAACAAGTATTGTCCTGCGCCGTCTTTTAATTTACGAACTGATGCAATTGAAGCTGCGTTCATTTGGAAACCTGTTCCAGGTAATCTTCTTCCAGCGGTATCGATTGAATAAACTAAATCAATCAAGTTATCTGCTGTTGGATTTAGAGAAGTTCCTGTAACTGCAGAACCTGCTCTTGTAACAATTCCGTTTGGTTGAACTGTTCCTGTACCTGTTGTCAGAGCTTCGTTCACAGAGTAACCCATTGCGTTACCAACTTGTGAAGCTAAGAATCCGAGAATATCTACTCCAGCGTCTTCTACTAATTCGCGTGAAACTTGGGTCAAGAATGAGTACTTGTATGCACCAAGTGTTACGAATGAGTTGAATGTTGGGTCAGATTCACCGATTGCGTTTGCTTCAGCAAATGCTGTACCTGATGAATAAGTTGCTAATGAAGGAATCTGTAAATTCTCGCCACCTGCGGTGTTAAGAATTGTTGAGGTTTCCAACATTGGACCAACAAAACGAGCTAATAAGAGAACTTGGTCGTAGAAAGAAGTTGGAACAGGTGAACCTGTTGAACTTTTCAATACGTCTCTTTTTTCGAAATTAGCTGTACGAATTTCACCGCGAGCAAGTGAGCGGATTGTGTCTGCATCAGTTTGCTTTGCTTTGCTTAGTTCGGCTTCTGGTCTTCCTTGGTTTTCAAAACCTTTCATTGCTTCAGCTGCGCGAAGTTCGCGTTCTGCATCTGATTTTAAGGTTTCAATTACTTTTGCTCTTGAATCAAGGTCTTCGCTGATTCGAGCATATTTTTCGTTTTCTTCAGCAGTTAAGTCGCGCTTTTCAGCAGCAGCGGAATCAAGAAGAGCTTTTGCTTCTTCCCATGAACGCTTGCGAGCTTCTGCTTGTTGTTTAATGTATTCAGACATTAAAACTCCAATTAGATAGTAGTTGTTTTGACTTCACGGCTCACGCGAAAGTTAATATGGTAGGTGGCTCCACAAAACCATAAAATAATTATGGCACAAGATTTATCTTGTTTCTATTGTTTCCAAAATTCTTGTTTCAGTTACAGGATTGAAGCTCTTCTTTTCTGGTTCATCTATTTTTGAAATCGCTTCGGCTAAATCTTCTGCCAAATCTTTGATGACACCTGAGCTTGGATTGCCTGCTGTTTTCAAAATGATTTCTTTGATTTGCTCTTTGTTCATTTATACCGCCTTGTATAACAAGTCAATTTGTTGTTTTTTCAAATCCAATAAAACAGTTGGGTCTAAATCTGGTTGGACTTTAAGTTTTTGTACCACTTCCGAAATCAAATCCGCTTGAGCAGCTTCAAGGTTTTCGCCTGCTTCGAGTTTGAACATTGCATCAGCCAAAGCATCAGCATCAACATTGGTTCTTGAAGCCAAAATATCTAAAGAACGCACACTTGCAGTTGTTGCTTCGTATGCAGGGAAACCTGTAACAATCGAAACTTCATGCAAACGAATCTCATTCAAAGTTCTAATTTTTCCGTCTCTTGACCAAGAATCACCATTCATTGGAACAGAGAAACCAAAAGACATTGAATTAACATCACCGCGTTTCATAAGGGTTGCTAAATCTCTGCCTGCGCTAGTGTCTGGCAAAATAGCTTCAGCTAATAAACCTCTGTCATCTTCTTTCAATTTCAAAGTTTTCGCTCTTGTAGAAGCCAACACATGGTCCATGTTGTGATTCATAAACATTTTGATTTCATTACGGGAGCGCAAAGATTTCCTGAAAGCTCCAGGATTTATTCTTTCGGTAAAAGGGAGAGGTTCGCTGTCTGAATTAAATACCGCTGCATAACCAGAGAAACGCATGCCATCAGATTCGGCATTATCTATTCTTAACTCAAAATCGACATCTTTTTTGACTCTGCGTTCAATTTTGTTCATGTTTTTTTGTTTCTCCTCTTTTGGTAATGATACCTGCAAATTTGCCCATTTGTTTCTATCTTCCTCGCGGTCAAGTCTTTCAACTACCGAATTAGCATAAGCTAAAGCTCTTCGGGCTGCTGTTTTACTTGGACCGCTTCCCCAAAGCAAATGTGCAACTAAGCCTGCTCCAGGATATTGCGGGTCGGAAGTATTAGAATTTTTTGGTGCATCCAAATCAACTAAATGTCTGGCAATCCAAGGACCAATCCTGCGCCACTTATCTTCCGAAACATTTCCGCTAGCCATTTGTCGAGCTTCGTTTACAGTTTGTTGTTTTAATCCATCACCAGACAAACCATCAGCGTGATATTGCAAACCTCTTCTAGCAGCTGCCCTCATATAACTTGGTGGGGACAAATCGACTTGTCTTGATTCTTCTAACTCATCTTCTAAATCTTCTTCTATTTCTTCTGAAGGTTGCCAAGCGTTGCAATAATATGCACCATTTACATAATCATCCCACTTCTCACACCAAGCACGAAGTTCACCATCTGCAAATTCTTTAACATCATCTTCTTTGTAAAAAATACAATTACCACAAGCACGACCCTCTGGCACATCTTCGCTAAGAGATGGTCTGTAATTGTCAGGTAAAACTCTTTTTTGTTTTTTCATTTTCTTGTATTTAATTCTTAAATCATCAATTTTCGTAAGTGTAGAAAATCTATGACCTACTAAAACATCTGTCGCTTGCCAGCCATCTTCTTCTTCTCTAAAAATTCTTATCAAAGCAGCAGGGTCATCTTCAGTCCCGTTTATTGTGAAATCTGAATCAGGCACATTTATAGTGCCGTCTCTAACAATCCTAACTATTCTTCCTCTTGCTCTACCACCAGAAGAATTCCAAGAAACAAAATCGCCGATTCGCAAAGCATCAGGTAAAGCTCTTTCGCCTCCAGGTTCAATTTCTTCGGCGATTGAAACAGCAACCATTTGGTCAATTGCATCTTGTTTAGTCGTGTGACAGCCAATAACTTCGCCATCTTCTTTAATAGTTGCCCAACCAGAACAATCAGGAGATTTATCAGTAATAAAATACGGCATTAAATATCCTGCTCAAACCAAGCAATATCGCGAGAGCCTGAACCTGATAAACCATACAATGAATTACCAGCCAGTAAAGTTAAATCTACACTATCAGAACTGCTTAAATGAAAACCATTAGAACTAGAAACATTTGGACCACCAATATAAATCACTCCACCAGAAGAATTATGCAAATTTAATTTTATAGGATTTGTGCCTGCTTTCTTGATAAGAACTGCTGTTGAGGCATTGGTTGTCACTACGTTACTTGTTAAAGCCATCAATCCGCCTTAAAGAATCATAAGCAAGTCAAGGTCATCTTGCTCTGAAGAAAAGTCTATCCGACTTTGCGCCATACTGCTTAAACCAAAAAGGTCACTTTGAACAGTTGCAAAAATTGTTTTAACTAAAGGCTCAAGAGGCTCAAACTTGTAATCAATAATTGTTGGTTTAATTTCAACAGGTTCAGGTTTCTTTTTGTTTTTGACCTGGTAGTAAGGAGTTCTTGCACCATATTTTTGTTCTGGTTGAGGTGGGGTGATTTGGGCTGTAGCTGTTAAAGCACCAAGTAACGCTTGTGCTTGGGCAACCTTTTTGACAACTGTTGTGGCTGATGAACTTATTGCACCTAGTGGGGCTGTTGCTGTGACTTGAACTGTTTGTGTTCCGTCATATTTTATTAACGGATCGTCATATAAGAAACTGGAATCGTAGTTAATCAATTGTTGGTTCAGTTTCGTTTGATGGTGGGATGATTGGTTCTGGGATTGTTTCGATTTCTGTTTGTGTTACCAAAATGTAGTCGCCTTGGGCGCATACATTACATTTGAGGTTTATTTGTAATTCATTTTTGTTGCGTGTTTCTATGTAGAAATGGTTGCAACATTGAGAGTTGTATTCGTATTTGATTGCCATTAGCTCTCCTTAGTAGTAAAGGTAGACAACACCGTTGCCACCTGATCCAGCTAGTCCTAATGTGGATGCAGCGCCGCCTCCGCCTCCGCCTGAGCCACCGTTGCCACCGTTGTTGGCTGATGCGTTTGAGCCAGCGCCTGTGTATCCTGCTCCGCCTCCACCGCCACCAAAACCTGTTCCTGTGCCTGATGTACCTGAGCCACCTGCAAAGAAGTCTCCTGTGCCGCCTGCACCGCCTGTACCTGTTCCTGTTGTTCCTGCCGCACCACCGCCACCGCAGATTAATCCACGAGCACCTGCAGCACCTGATGTAGTTCCAGTTGTGTTTGTTGCACCACTACCAGAGCCACTAGAAACACCTGGTCCACCAGTAACTCCAGCGGCTGCACCATTTGCAGCAC